GAAGTTTTCAAGGAGTGTGATGTACGACATGGAGCTGTATCACAATTTTGAATTGTGCAAGACAGTACTCTTTTGTTTAATAATAACTATCGTTATAACTGGTTACATTTTGTTTGCAACATTGATCGGTGTTGTTTAAGAATTGTAATGCGTGACCTGTTTAACTGTTCCAAAAGCTTGAGGAACGACTTTTCGGGTAAAATATTTTAGATCACAAACGGCGCTGAGGTTTGGGTTAATAGCCCCCTTAGCATCGCACAGCAAGAAGTTACAGAAAACTCAAATTATTTCCAGCTGTTTTTGATCTTACTTAAGATCATTACTTTCTTTTATTATTATTTCGGTAACGTTCGGCTCTATGCTTCTCAATCCAGTTATGGACAGATGAAGTGGGAGTCCCGCCAAAAGAACGAAAAAAGAGCTCGTGATAGGAAAAATCACGCACAGAAAGAGAAAGACAATCGTAAGAAGGAGAAACAAGAGTGCCTGCGTAAACGAAACGCCAATAAGCCTCTTAAATCTCAATTTGGAATTAAAGAAGCGATTAATTTCACTTTGGATGCACCTGAATGGATGATTGATCAATTTGGTGCTCACTGGTTACAGTTGCGCGAACTTGCTTCTGATTTTAATTTCACTATTCCTGAAATCAATATTCCAGATGTTGGAAAATACTGGACTTTATTTAAGGAGAGTGAAGTTTTTTCAGAATTGCATTATGTTTTGCGAATGATGATCACATTAGGTTTTTTGAAGAAAATTGATTTTTCCTTTCAAGGATTTTCATTATTTGTTTCTGAACCATTGAGACAACCAGTCACTATTATTCAATTGATTGAGAGAGTTGTTTATCTCGGTAAATTGATTATGACAAAGGCGGTTGTAGCATATGAATCAGGAAACATTGATAATTTTCTTCAAACAGAGGCGAGAAATGCTTATGACAATGAATACACTTTCCTCAAGTCTCAGAAAACTTGTGTTGATCTCGGTCGAGAGGCAGAGGTTGATGATGAGACTTACGATCGTCGTGTTTATGAATGCATTACGACTACTCTGAGCATGTTGAATGCTTGTAAACCAAGTGAAAGATCTTATTATTCTTCTCGACTTGCAGTTTTGCGCGAGATTCAAACAGCTCGTACTTTGGCTAAGAAAGAAGGAATTCGCATTGCACCATACGGTATATTACTATTTGGTGGTTCTGCAGTTGGAAAGTCTGCAATTGCCAA